TGATTTTGCGAATACAAACTACACTTTTTGCACTTCGGAGGATATTACATCACCTGTAACCGATGGATTTGCAGAATTTACCATAGATATTAAGCAAGGAACGTTTATAACCAACGAATTTGTCGTAGATACGTCTCAACCTAACCAAAAATACATAATTCCTAACGCATATGTTGATACATCAACCTTAAATGTTGAAATTAGGGATACAATTAGCTCATCTTCAAGACAACCTTACGCACAAATTGATAATATAGTCGGAATTTCAACATCTTCTGAGACATATTTGATTCAAGAGGTGCAAGATGAGAAATATGAGTTACTTTTTGGTGATGGAGTGCTTGGAAAGAGGTTGAATAACGGAAATGTCATAAATTCCTCATATATTGTGACCGATGGGCCTGGTGGAAATGGTATTTCTATCTTTTCTTTCGCTGGAAAACTTGTTGATAACGATGGAGGACTCATTGTAAGTGGAATTTCTGATATTATAACAAATCAAGTGTCTCGAAATGGTGCTGAAGTCGAAAGTATTGACACAATTCGTAATTTAGCTACCAGAGTTTACTCGGCACAACATCGAGCAGTCACGGCTAACGATTATGAAGCAATAATTCCAACAATTTTCCCAAATGCAGAGAGTGTAACCGCTTATGGAGGTGAAGATTCCAATCCACCGCAATATGGAAAGGTATTTTTGTCAATAAAACCCAAAAATGGTCGATTTATCTCGGATTTTGATAAAAGACAACTTTTAGACAAATTAAAAAGGTATTCTGTAGCTGGAATTCGTCAAGAATTTATAGATTTGAAATATTTGTATGTTGAAATTAACACAAACGTTTATTATAACACAAATGCAGTTACAAATGTGAATAATTTGAAATCCACGATCAGAAATTCACTTGAAACGTATGCAAGTTCGTCAGATTTGAATTCTTTCGGTAGTAGATTCAAATATAGTAAAGTTTTGAAGATAATTGATGATAGTAGTTCAGCTGTAACTTCAAATATCACAAAAGTCATCATCAGACGTAATTTAGACGTTGATACAGATAATTTTGCTCAATATGAATTGTGTTTTGGAAATAAATTCCATAATCGTAACAAAGGTTACAATATAAAGTCTACAGGATTCAGAGTCAATGGAATTCGTGGTGTTTGTTACTTTACAGACACTTACGTTGATGAAAAAACTGGTAGATTGATTATTTTCAGATTAAGTAACACAGGAGCTGTAGAAATTGTTAATAGTAATGCTGGAACAGTCAAATATGACATTGGTGAAATTCTTATAGATACAATACGCATACTTTCAACTATTAAACCAGATAACGTTGTTGAGATTGAAGCAATTCCTGATTCTAATGATATTATTGGATTGAAGGATCTCTATTTACAGTTTTCTATTTCTGAGAGTAATATTAGTGTTGTTGAGGACATCATTTCCACAGGTGCAGATACATCTGGTGTTAATTATGTTTCTACATCTAGTTTTACAAATGGTTCTAAGGTTCGTGGTGATATCATAACTGATTCTGCTTCATCTAGTTTAGTTGGATATGTAAACGGTCAAGCATACTATGGAACTTTCCACGTAATGAGTGATGGTTCTAGAATGACAGGAAGCACTCACTCATCTGATAGTCAAGCTATAACAAGCACTCCAGGCACTACATATTCGTCATCTACCACAAGTTCTTCTTCTTCATCATCATCTTCATCATCTTCTTCTTCATCATCCTCATATAGTTACTAAACTGATCAATAATGGGTATAGACACCGCAGCTAAAAAAGTTCAGATTAATAAACTTGTCAATAGTCAAGTTCCATCTTTCGTAGCCGAAGATAATCCTTTATTTGTTGATTTTTTAAAACAATATTATATAAGTGAAGAAAGTAAAGGTAAGTCGATAGATTTAATTGCTAATTTTAATGACTATCAAAAAGCTGAAACATATTCGGAGAGTTATAATTTAATTGGATTTACAACATGCACTAGTCTTGTAAATTCATATGATGCAACAATTAATGTAAGTTCTACTGATGGGTGGCCCTCTGATTATGGACTACTTAAAATTGATGATGAGATTATTACATATACTGGTATTACATCTACATCATTCACTGGATGCGTGAGAGGATTCTGTGGTGTTGATAATTTAAAATCACCAACCAATCCTGAGTCTTTAGTATTCTCTACATCAAACGCAAGTAAACATGAAAATAATTCTAAAGTAGTTAATTTAAGTAATTTATTTTTACAGGAATTTTGGCAAAAAACAAAACAATTGTTTATGCCTGGATTTGAAGATAGAAATCTATTTGATAGTCGTGCAGAAGTTATAAAACCAATAGAATACTTATTTTCTCCATCGGACGGCGATTATGTTATAACCAATGATTTGATTGTAGAAAGAATTAGTGGGAACGCTAACAACGTAGTTGGCCAAACGTTATTTCAAACTGATAATGCAGCTACAAGTGGATCTATTTTTAACGTTCAGTATTTCCCAAGAGATGGTAGAGATTATTATATAATAAGTTTAAGTAAAGGATCAATAGTTGGAACATTTGAACCAACAGGATCTTCATCTTTAATCAATCCTGTATCAATAGGAACAACGGTTATTACAGTTGATTCAACACTTGGATTTCCTGAGAGTGGAGAATTGTATGTTGGTGCTGGTTTAACTGTTGGTATTGCAACATATACTAGTAAAACATCCACACAATTCTATGGTGTATCTGGTATATCTTCTAGTTACACTGATACTGATTTTGTAAGATCATCTAAAACAGTATTTGCTTATGAAAATGGAGATGCCAGTAAACCAGTTTTCTTTAGATTAACAAATGTAGCTAATAATGTTGATTTAAGTGATGTTGGATATTTGAATGCTGGTGATATTATAGTACCAAGACAAATAGGAAAAGTATCTGATGCAACAAACTATCATTTAAATAGTTGGATTGATAATGTAAAATTAAAAGTTGATGTTGCAAGAAGTCCTGTTAATAACGAATCACTAATTGATGATTTTACTACTACAGCTACTGTAACAACTGTAGCTCCTCATTCTTTAAAAGATAATGACATAATTATATTGCGTGATGTTACTAATGATGATCAACAACCTGATGATGTTGAAGGTCGTGTAATTAATGCTAAAAACTATAGAGATAATCCTAACCAGTTCCAGATCAGTATCGATAATGTAGGAGTTCTAGACAAGACTAAACATTATGTTGTTGAGAGACAATTAAATTATGCTAAAAGTTTTAATAATCAATTAGGAGTATCTAATTTTACTAGTGATATACAAAATACTTACATCACTAGAAATAATCAAGAAATATATGTAACCTCTGGATCTTTACCAAGTTATGAAATTCGTGCAAATAATAGAATTAGAACGTTTACCGATGTAAATATTGGAATTGCAGAAACAGCGAATCAAATTACAATACCTGATCATAAATTTTTTAATGGTGAACTAGTAAAATATTCTCCTTTAGGTATAAGCACCCTAAGTGCTAATAGTGTTGTTGGATTAGATACAGGATCTATATACGCAGTTTTAAAAATTGATAATGATACAATTAAATTATCAAGAAGTATACCAGATGCAGCTGCTGGTAAAGAAGTTAATATTACAGGTGTAGGAACGACTGGAGCTTTTACTTTTCAATTAACACCAAGTGAATTATCAAATAAAAACGTAACGCATCAAAACTTTTTACGAAGATTTCCTGTAACACCAGAGCCAAGTGAATACGATGTCACTCTACAGAATGAACCTGTTGGAATGTTTTTAAACGGTGTTGAAATTTTATCAAATCAATCTGGTGATAGTGTTCATTTTGGAAAGATTGAAAGAATAGATGTTGAAAATGGTGGCCAGGATTATGATGTAATCACACCCCCAAATATAGCGATTAATGATGTGGTTGGTGTGGGTATAGGCACTAGTACTAGTGCTTACGCTGTAGTTGAAGGTAATTTTAAAAGTATAGATGTTCTCTCTGGTGGATATGATTTGAAGACTGTTCCAAACGTTTCAATAACTGGAGGAAATGGAACAGGTGCATCTGCAAAAGCAAGATTAAGAGCTACTAGAAACTCTAGAACATTTGACGCAAAAACAAACGTAAATACCACTACAGATGTAATTACTTTTTTATCGGATCATTTATTTTTTGATGGAGAAACTGTTGTATATGAAAACAATACGTCAATGGAACCTGTTGGAGGTTTGGTACACAATTCTGTGTATTTTGTAGATAAAGTTAATGATACTCAAATTAAACTCACAGGGTCTCTAGAAGACGCTGTGGCGGGTACAAACCCAATAGATATTACAGGTATATCAACTGGTAGCCATAAAATAATATCAACTACTTTTAGAAATGTTTTAGATAAAATTGAGATAGAAAATGCTGGTTCTGGATATTCAAATAGAAAAGTAATTGTTAATAGTAATTCTTTTCCTTCTGTAACTTACTTTGATAGAAATAGTGTTAGAAGTGGTATAAACACTGCAAATAACTATATCTATTTTAGGAGTCATGGATTCAAATCAGGAGATTTAGTAGAGTATAAAAATGATGCAACATTCAAATATAATGCGTCTAATAATAAAATTGTAGAAATAGATTCTGAAGCATCACCTATAGCTGGTTTACAAACATCTCAAAACTATCAAATTATTGTTTTAGATGAAAATAAATTCCGTCTCTGTAGTGCTGGTATAGGAACTACAACTTCTAGTGTTAATTATTTTAAAGGCAGATATGTAGATTTACAATCAAATGGATCAGGTAATCACACATTTAAATATCCAGATATATCCGTAAGTTTACAAACTACTGTTGGTTTTGGAACAACTGCATTAGCACCTGTGGTTAGACCACGTTGTCTTGGAACAATAACTGATGTTTTCTTGACTAAAGATGGTGGAGGTTATGGATCAGGCAATACTCTTAACGCACACCTAAGGCCATTGGTTACTATTTCTAATGGTAAGAGTGCTTTAGTTACAGTTGGAGTAAATACAGAGACTGGAGAGATAACAGGTGCATTTGTTAAAATTAAAGGAAATGAATATGCATCACCTCCAGAGTTAATTGTGGAAGGTGAAGGTAAATATGCAAAACTTTTATCTAATGTTAATTCTGATGGGTCTTTATCTAATATCAATATTATTGATAGTGGTAAGGGTTATACACAACAACCAAATACCACAGTGAGGGTCAAGCCACAGGGCTCTGGCGCTGTGTTTAGAGCGGACTTGACAGAGTGGAAATTAACTAGTTTAAAGAAATATGAACAACATATTACAGATGAAGACGATGGTATTATCGTACCAAGTCAAAATCCAGAGTATGGTAGTAAATTTACATCGGTGTATCTACCTAGAAAATTAAGAATAGAACTAGATGATAACATTGATAAAGATGATTTAAGCGAACAGCCAGGAGGGAATTTTGGTGCATTTAGACATTCACCAATAGTTGGATGGGCTTATGATGGTGCTCCAATATATGGGCCTTACGGGCATGACACCCCTACTGGAGGTGTGATTCGTAGATTAAAATCAAGTTATACTTTAAATCTTAAAACTGACAGGTCTCTTATTTCTGATTTTCCTCTTGGATCATTTGTTGAAGATTATGATTATACTGCAGATGGTGATTTGGATATGTATAATGGAAGATTTTGCAAAACTCCAGAATATCCAAATGGTGTTTATGCATATTTCTGCACCATCGGTGATCAGGATGGAGGTACATCACCTTTCAGAACATCTAAACCACCACAGTTTCCATATTCTTTAAATGGATACAAATTTAAAAAAGTAGAGATGAATGGCCAACCATTATCTTTACAAAATATGAGTGTCTTGAATAGTGGTGAACTTCTAAGAAATACATTACCATATAAACTTGGATTTGTGGGAGCTAATTATGATTATCTTGTTTCTGATAATATTGATGATACTGAGCTTTTAATCAAAACAATATCTACAAGTGGTATAGGATCTGTTAATGTTTTAACACCAGGCGTAGAATATAAAGTAAAAGATAGAATTTCATTTAACAATAGTGAAAGTGGTGGTAGAGGTGCAAGTGCAAAAGTTAGAACTCTTGTTGGAAAAGGCATTAATCAAATTACTTACAACAAAACAACTGTTGATAATATTGCATTTGATTATGGAAATGGATTAGGTTTTGGTGTTGCAGACGCACCTCATGGATTACAGAATAATGATTTAGTTAATATTTCTGGAATCGGAACTGGTGAAATGAGATTTCTTGAAGGCCCTAGAACCATTGGGGTATCTTCAATTACATCAACCATAGGTGTGGCAATGACTGTTAGGACTGCTGGAACTTATTTTGCTGGTACACCTCAAGAAAGAACTTTCCCTATTGGCACAGGCCCTACTGCCTTTTTAGAATTAACTGATGTTGTTGGAGGAAGAAGTAAAGATGATGACATTGCAGTTGGTGATATAATAGTTGTAGGTAATAATGAAGAAAGACTTAAAGTTTTAGAAATAGATACAACTTTGAATAGATACAAAGTTTTAAGACAAACTGGTATAGGACAAACATTTCATCATGCTGGTAAAAGAATATCAATAGACCAAAAAAGATTTACTTTTTCAATTGGTATTAATAGCAACTTAAACATTGCACGTAATGAGTTATTAATATTCGATCCACAATCTAGTATTGGTATAGGAACGACAACACAAGTTGTAAGTATAGAGGCTGGTATAGGAACTTTTGTTGCCACAGATGGAAGCGGAACTGTATTGAGTAAATCTGGTATAGGAACTCATAATATCGTAAGAGTAAAAACTAATGATGGTACTCTCATACCTGAAGTGGAACAACAGTTATATCCTCCACATGAGGGACAGCCAGGGAGTAATGGTAGTAATTTAATTAGTATTCCAAATCATGGTTTTGTAACAGGACAAAGGTTAAAATATAATAGTGGTACAGGAACTCCATTACAGGTATCAACTTTACATACGTTACCAACGACAACTGGTTTTGGAAAAACTTTCTCTTTGGTAGATGATCAATTTGTATTTGCAGTTAAAATAAGTGATAACCTACTAGGTCTATCTACAACAAGAACTGGAATTGGCAGCACATCCACATCCCTTTATTTCGCAAATATTGTTGATAATAATTTAACGGATCATTCACTTAGAACAACTAATGAGGAACATATAGGATCTCTTGATAGATATGATGTTGTTGTAAACACATCAGAAGCTCATGAATTAAAAACTAAAGATCAAATAACTGTTGATGTTGCACCAAATACTTTAGTTAATAAATCTATTGAATATGATACCCTTGCAAGAAAAACAATTGTAGATCCAAAGTATGTTAATAGTAGTGCTATATCTACGACTGATTCTGCAATTACAATTACAGATCATGGATTTAATGATGGAGATAAAGTTCTCTACGCTGGTTTATCGGGAATTACTGGATTAACTCTAACTGGATCTGGTTCTGGATACAAAATTAATGGAACTGGTGATGGAACACTTACAGCAACAACGACATCAAGTAATGGAAGTGGAACTGGTCTTACAGTAACACTTACTGTTTCTAGTGGAACCTTTAGTTCTATAACGATAGTTGCAAAGGGACAGAATTATAAAGTTGGAGATACAATTACAATTCCTGCCCTTTCTGTTCCTGATAATAATGGTAATATAGGTTCTGGAATAACAATTACTGTTTCTGCCATAGAGCCACTTGTAACTCCACTTAAAGATAGAGGAGAATATTATACTAAGAGATTGACTAAAGATAAATTTAGATTATTTGATAATAGAAAAGACTCCATAAGTATTCCAAATGCATTTATCAATATAACCAATGTAGGTCAAGGATTCCATCGATTTGCAAGAATAAATCCACCTATCAAGGCTCTAAGAGGTGAAACAGTTGGTTTTGCTGTATCTGATACATCACTTACAGATTTTAAACTTGAATTTTATAAAGATGAGAACTTCACTAACAAATTTGATGGAGTTGGTATTTCAACAGAAATAGTAAGAACAGGGGTATCTGGAGTTAGTGCGTCTACTGTTAAAGTAAAACTAACTGATAATATTGAATTACCATTATGGTATAAACTTGTTCCTGTAAACCTTGATACGATTGATGTAACAAAGAGAGATTCTGAGCCTGACAAACAAGTTATAAATGGATCTAAGATAACAATTGATCCAAGTGTATATGCTGGTAACTTTGGAATTAAAACTACAGGAACTACATCATTTACATATCAAGTGCCTTACAAACCAGAAGTTACTTCATATGCACCAACTGGAATTACAACATTTAGATATCTTACAAAATCTCTTAATGCTACTGGTGGTATTAATGAAGTTTCAATTGATTTTGGTGGTGTAGATTATATAAAAAATCCTGGCATTAATACTATAAGAACAGTATCTGGAAGAGATGCTGATCTACGCATGTTTGATGATTATATTGGCCGTGCTGGATATAAAGAAGTGATTAAGATGGGATATGATTATCCCACTGATAAATCTCTAAGTCCTAGAGCAGATACACCTGTAACTGTAACAGTTAAAAATAATTTTGCTATTGGAAGTATTGGTGTAGTAACATCTGGAAGAAATTATAGCACTGCTCCTGATTTATTTTTTATTGATAGACCAAATGCAGATACTGAGGTAAGTCTTGAAGGAACTGGTATAGGATCAATACGAATTCTAAGAGATAGTTTAACTGGATTTGATCTAGTGCCTAACCCACCAAGAATTTATGCAGTTAATAATAGTAATGGTGTTGGTGTAGTCACTGCTACATCTAATGGTGTGACACAATTCATCACCATTAAACAACCCATAGGAGGTTGGAGGCCTGCAAATCATGTAAGAGGTACTAATTTCCCATTTGAAGTGGGAGATGAGATATTTGTTGAAAATATTAATATCAAAGGTGAACCAGAATTAGACGCACAAGGGATAGAACAGGGATATCCAGAACCTGTGCCTAGCACAGATTCTAGAAATTATGAACAAGGTGAAGTAGCTGGATATAATTCTAGAATGTATGATTACAGATATTTTACAATAACAAATAGAAATATTACTGATTCTAGAATTGAATATACTCTAACAGGTATTGGTAGTACAGGTGGTAAGTTTGATCCAGACAATAGTGCTGGAAGAGTTATTAAAAAAGAAGACTTACCTACATTCAGTGTAACTTTTGAAAATAGAGATTTTATTAACGGAGAGCCAGTTACATTTGGAAATGGGGAAGCAAAAGCAAATATTGTTAAAAATGAAGGGTGGGATCCAAATACCAATTCGTTTAGATTAGAAAAATTAACGAGAACTCCATATGTAGGAGATGTTGTTGTAGGAAAAATATCTCGAGCTCAAGGAAGAGTTGTACAATCTAAGTTTTATGAAAAATATTTTTCACTAGGATTTAATGCAGAAAGAGAAAAAGGATGGCAGAAAAATACTGGTAAATTGAGTAGTAACCTTCAAAGAATACAAGATAGTGATTATTATCAAAACTTCTCATATTCTATTCAGAGTGAGGTTCAAGAGAAAGATTTTGCAGATGTTGTAGATAGTAATATTCATCCAAGTGGATATAAAAATTTCTCTGATTTAATTATAAAAACACTACCGACTGTAGGTTTAGGTAGAACTAATTCTAATAATCAACAAACACTTGCGCCAAGAGTAGCTGATAATGCTACTGGTATTAAAGTTGACATTGATAATGTTGCATCATTTTTAGTTACTAATGATTATGATTTTGCTACAGAAGAAACTATATCAACTGGATTATCTAAATTCATAAGTTTCCAGAACAGAAAAATTAAAAACTTATTAAGTATTAAATCTGCTAGAGTTGAATTGGTAGATGATATTAGTGGCCAATTTACTGGATTTACCACTGTGACTGGAGGACAAATTGTTGGATTAAGTTCATTTAGACTTACATCACAGACTGGTGCTGTTCCTTTGTTTAGTAAGAGATTTAATCCTGGCGATCCTCTTTCTAGAAATATTACAGTAGGATCTGATGTAATTACAATTAACAATCATGGATTCCAAGTTGGTGAAGAAATAAAGTATGATAGTAATAACAATACTCCTGTTGGTATTAATCCCTCTGGAAATATGCCTTCTAGTGTATTCGTTCATACTAGATTAGATAACAATCGATTCAAATTATCTACTACATCACCTTTTAATACACCAAAACCAGCACCATTTACTATACGTACATTAGGAAGTGGAACAGAACATTTCTTTAATACTATTAATCCTGAAAATAAAATTTTAATTCAGGTTGATGGAATGATTCAAACACCTTTACATAATAGAAGTGTTAATTTAGATCTAAAAACCCAAGTAACTCTTAACGCAACCACCCTTAAATTACAAGCTGGAGTATTTAATGGAAGTGCTGTTGGTCTGACCACTGTTAAATTAAATGACATTATTCAAATTGATGATGAATTAATGAGAGTTAAAACAGTTGGTGTTCCAGCAGCAGATGATGTTACAGTTGAACGTGGATTTCTTGGTACTACTAAAGCTGTTCATGCAGCAAATGCTACACCTCAAATGAAGGGTGGTAATTTTAGAATTGAAAAAGATGTAGTATTCTTTGCAACGCCACCATATGGCCTTACTGGAGGAGTTACAGGTGTTGGTACACAATCAACTTTTGCTGGTCGTGTGTTTAGTAGAAGAGACATAACTAAAAACTTTATATTTGACGATATTTCTCATCAATTTACTGGGGAGACAGGTGTTGGTAGAACATTTACATTGTTACAAAATGGGCAAAACGTATCTGGTATAATAACAGCAGTAACGAGTGGTAGTAAAGTTATTAATTATGGTGTTGTATTAATTAATGGTATCTTCCAAAGGCCAACAGTTGATTATGATTTAGTTTTACGAGATGTAAATGATACTGGTTCAGTAGCTATTGGTGCATCAATATCATTTAGAGGTCAAACTTTATTGACTATTCCTAAAGGTGGTAAAGTAGATGAAGTGAATCCTGTTAATTTAGGTGCAAATTTACAACCAAGAATACCAGCGGGAGCTTCTGCAGTTGTTAATGGATCGGGAGTCATAACTGGTGTTAATATGTTGGCCAATGGTTCAGGTTATTTTTCAGGGTCAGTAAATGTAGAAGTTCATAATCCATTAGGAACAGGAACGCCTGCTGTTTTAGCTGCAACTGTTGGAACTGGTAACAGTGCTGGTATGATTACTGGTATCAATGTTACAAGTGGTGGTAGTGGATATAACGCACAATTCCCTCCAGTAATTAAGGTAGGTATTGCAACTGGATACACAAATTTATCAGTTACAGGAAGTGCAATCGGTACTGGTTTAAAAATAGATGCACGAGTGGGTGCTGGTGGATCTATTATTGACTTTAACATCAAAGAAAAAGGATTTGGATATAAGAATGGTGAAGTACTATCAGTTCAAGGCATACCATTCCGTAAAGGTGTGGGTATTACAACATCACCATTTACATTAACAGTCAAATCGACAATTGATGATAAGTTTGCAGGGTTTAGTTTTGGTCAATTAGTTCCTCTAGATGACTTCTCGGCAGAATTTGATGGTTTAAAGAAATCTTTTGTTTTAACTCAAACAAATATAACAAAAGAGGTTGTTACTATCTTGTCCCTCGATACTTCAATTGATGCAACAAATAACCTTTTAATATTCATAAATGATGTATTACAAAAACCTAGAGAAAACTATACTCTCGAAGGTGGTACTACAGTTATATTCAATGAGCCACCAGTACAGGGAAGTAAATTACAAGTTTTATTTTTCAGAGGCGGTAATGATGATATTGAAGCTTTAAATCCAATTCAAACTGTTAAAGTTGGTGATAAACTTCAATTACTAAGAGACTTACAAGTTCCAAATCAAAGTGATCGTGTTATATCTGATTTAACTGATGTTAGTAGAGTAGAAACCCCTTCTTATGGAGGAGGAGGTATTAGTACAAATCCTAGTTTACTTAGAGTTGTTTCATGGAAAAAACAAGACAGAGACTTGATTGTTGATGGAGTTACTGTTGGTAAAGATAGAGCATTACAAGCCGCTAATTTCTTCCCTAATGCAAGATTAATCAGAAATGTTGGAGTTACATCTGGTACGACCTATGTTGATAATGCTTTCCCATTGTTTAGTGCCTATGATAATAGAACAAACCGTGATACAATTCCAGGCTTAATAGAATTTGTTAACACACAGGATATAAGTGTTGGTAGAGCTACAGCTAATGTTTCTACGGGTGGTAAGGTTACTTCAATCACTGTTACTGAAGGTGGTGCTGGACATCAAACCGCTCCTACCGTATCAATAGCTAACTTTAACAGACTTCCATCTGGAATAAACACTACAAGTTTTGAAACTATTCCTCTAATTGAAGAAGTTGGTAGAACTTGGAATAAGATAACTGCACCTTTGGATATAAGTTATAACGCTATTGATTACGTTCCTGAAGGTGTGTTTGTAGCCGTTGGAAGCACCTCTGGTATTCATACATCTACGGACGGAAATAATTGGACTGTTGCAACTACAGGAAACTTTGGAACATTTAAAGGTGTTGTAGGATTATCATCTGAGGTTGTAGTTGTAGGTGGTGCTGGAACTATTGCAAGAAGTACAAACGCAGCTTCAAGTTTCACAAGTACGAATATCTACCAAAGAAAACAAGTTGGTTTCATTCCAAGTTACACACCACGAAATATACCACAGAGTTTAAATGCAGCTGCTGTAGGATCATATATATTCCCTAACGCCATCACTGGTGTTAGTACAACTACACCACATGAAAGAGTTGTTGTGGTTGGTGCTGCTGGAACTATTCTTTATACAGAACCAGGCCTAACGGGACTTACAACATCATTTGTCATATCCAACAAATTTGCATCCCAAGACTTTCATGACGTTGCATACCATGATGGAACATTTATTGCTGTTGGTAATCAAGGATCAATTTACAGATCAATAGACGGTGAAACATGGTCTGGTGTTACCACTACATCAATTACCAAAAACTTAAAGGGTATAGCATATGGTAAAGATAAATGGATAGGAGTTGGTCAGGATACTATTATTATATCCTCTATTGATGATGGAAATAATTGGTCAACAGTATCTGTTGGTGGAACATTCCAGTTAAATAGTGTTCATTATGAAAATGACGTTTGGTTGGCTGTGGGTGGTGCTGGAATGGCTATGAATTCTATTGATGGTACAACTTGGTTTAAAAAACATGTAGTCGCTGGAGGAACTCCTCTTGGAAAACAACTGAATGGAGTTATATATGGTGATAACAAAATGGTTGCAGTGGGTATACAATCAAGTCTTGTTTGGAGTGGTTATGAAAAAGTTGGTGCAACCGCAACCGCAACAATTGGTGCTGGTGGCACAATTAGTGCAATAACTGTTACTGATGGTGGATTTGGATATACAGCTAATACGAATCCAACTGTGTTGTTAAGTCAAGAAACTATTACTCGTGAACAATGCAATACAGTAAATATATCTGGTGACTATGGAGTCATAACCACTGCTGAATACAAAGCTAGTGGCCCTAACAGTTTACCCGCCATAGAACTTACATTAGATTCAGATACATTCCTTGAACAAACTGCATTTGGAAATATTGCAAGAAGCACAATTGCTGTTGGTGATTACTTTGTGGTATACAATTCAAGAGTTGGTACTGCTGGAACTGGGCCAACATCAATAGATAAGGATTCAAATATTGTTGGTCAAGGAACAACAATGATAGATAATATCTATAAGGTTGAAACAGTAACCAACGTTAATGCAAATACTGTTAAAGTTGCATGTAATGTCAAGTCTTATGCTTCTGGTATTGTTACCACAGCTTCTGGAACAAACTTAGGTTACTATAGTTTTGGTAAATTGACAAATATAACAAGATCATCAAGTCCAAAATCATTTAGTTCCAATAACCTTAACGGTTATGTTGGTGTAACAACCTCATCATTGGTCAGACGTATTAATCCATTATCTGTAACTTACAGTAACTTTGACCAAAGCTCATAAATAAACAAAAATAGTCTAATAAAATGCCTGCGATTATTTCAGATCAATTTAGAATATTAAATGCTGCGAACTTTGTCGCTGGTGTACAAGATGCATCGCAGAATTATTATAGTTTTATAGGTCTACCAAATTCTCAAGATACCACAGCTGGATATGGCCAAGCTGATTGGAATACAAATACTCCACCACCTATGGATGGATTTAAAGAATATAATGATGCATGGGATACCATGCTTGGCCTTAAAAAGATAACTGTTGATGATGTTCAACGAATGGTTAAAAAAACCACTTGGACAGCTGGTACAGTATATGAAATGTATAAGAATGGATATACTAGAGAGAATCAGAGTCCTAAAACATCTTCTACTAATCTATATGACGCACAATATTATGTCGTAAATAGTGATCTTAAGGTTTATCTTTGTATTAACAATGGTCAAAGTCCAGATAACCCACAAGGTAGACAATCATTAGATGAACCTAATTTTGTTGACCTTGAGCCAAGAGCTGCTGGTACATCTGGTGATGGATATATTTGGAAATACCTTTACACTATTAAACCAGCACAAATTATAAAATTTGATTCTATTGATTTTATGCCAGTTCCTAATGATTGGGGAGTTGGAGATAATACAGATGTTAAAAACAACGCAGTTGATGGTAAAATAGAAACTGCTGTTATTCTAAACTCTGGAGATGGATATCAACCAATTGGTACTACATTCAACAATATTCCAATTTTAGGTGATGGTACAGGAGGAAAAGTTTCTGTTAGTGTAAACTCTCAGGGTAAAGTTTCTGATGTAACAGTTACCAATGGTGGAACTGGGTATACAAGAGGAACTATTCAATTCTACCCTGGCGCACCAGGCACCGAGACAGGTGGCCCAATATCTGGATTATCCGTTGTTGGTAGTGCAACAACATCTGTAGCTAATATTGAAGTTGTTATTCCACCACCAGGCGGACATGGTTTTGATATATACAAAGAACTAGGTGCGTTTAGAGTTTTAATGTATGCAAGATTTGAAAATGATGCATCTAATCCTGATTTTATAGTTGGTAATGATTTTGCCAGAGTTGGAGTAGTAAAGAATCCTAAGAATCTTGCTGGATCAAATCTTACTAAATCCAGTGCTGTTTCTTTAACATCACTAAAACTTAAAACTCTAAGTGGTGGTAATATTTCTGATGTAACATTTAATGTTGATTCAGTTGTATCACAAGCTATTGGTGTTGGATCAACTGCAGTTGGATATGTTGCAAATTGGGATTCATCGACCAAAATCCTCAAACTATATACACCCACTGGAATTGGTAATTCAGCTTATGGATTCCGAATGGTAGATTTTACATCACAAATAGGGCCTTTAGGTGCTGGTGATGTTCAATATAAAATCACTGGCGGAGGTGGGCCTGTTGTAGGAATAGACACTACTTTTGGTACTGAAGGTAATCCAGCGACTGAAACTGCAGTTGGAACCGCTATGGTTCAACTAGGCCAAAACTTTATTGAAGGTGTTGCCCAACCAGAAGTCAAAAAATATTCTGGTGAGATATTATACATAGATAACAGGGCTGCAATACAACGTAGTGCTACCCAGAA